TTGGTAAGTCAATCGCTCTAGTGAATACTGGTGTCGCAAATGTGCAAGATGGCAAGAACGTTTTGCATTTTACGTTGGAAATGTCTGAACATTTAACTGCCACGAGGTATGCGGGATGTTTTACTAGAATTGATGTGAAACACAGATTTTCTAAAGAAAAAGAATTTAGAGCTAAAATTGATAAAATTCACAATTCTACTTCTGGAGAGTTAATTATTCATGAATTTCCACCAGAAGAGGCGACTACGGCTGATTTCGCGTCGATAATGGATGAACATAGAGCCAAAAGAGGATTTGTTCCTGATGTTATTATTGTCGATTATTTAGAACTATTGTCTTCAAAAAAGAAATATAGGGATAGTGATGATTATACTCAACAAAAGTCAGTTTCAATTGAATTAAAAGCTTTAGGATCTAAAAGTGATACATTAATAGTTACTGCAACACAAGCTAATCGTGGTGATCAAAAAGCTACTGGTCAGGATTTGGATGTTGGTAGAGTTGCTGAGTCGTATGGTAAGTTAATGGCTCTTGATTATCTTGTTAGTTTACAACAAACTAAAGATGAATATAAAATGCCACTACCTATATTGAATCTCTACATAGCTAAAAATAGAAATGGTCCAAAGTTTACTAAGATCCCTTGCAACATCCAGTATGAAGCAAGTTGGATGGCGGAAAAAGCGTGAACAATAGTAACTTATGGGTATTATATTCTGCGATCAGGATTTTGGTCCCTGAATATAAGCTTGGCATATCGGTTTTCAATAAATTTAGAAAGATACACGGGCATGACGCAATAACAGAATTTGATGAAGTCGGCCAATACCATTGGGATTTGTCGAAAGTGAAGATCCCAGACAATGAATGCGTTGGATATCTTCAACAGAATTATTATCATCCGAATATTGCCAGATTTAACTATGAAAATATGTTGATAGAGAAAGATGCTGATGAGTCAGTGTTTTTGCGCGATGCTGACAGAAGGCAGGCTCTGAAGGATTTTAATAGAGCCGTAAATAAAGCGAATGCCATATTAAAAAATGATATATCTATCGACAGCGTTTGACTATAATAAAATGAGGCCGCTTATTACCGCCATATATGATGGCGAGAGCGTCATGTTTGTTAATTTATACCAAAAAGGTTTAGATACCAGTCTCAATGAAGTAGAGGAAAATAAAGATTTAATTCGAAAAGTGTTCAATAGCAAAACGGTGGTGTGCAATGATTTTAAAGCACATTTAGAATGTTTTAATATGGAATTGGAACTTAAGTATAATGTTTATGATGTAAAACCATCTGGTTCTATTGCTCATAAGGATACTGAATCTACTAAGAAAGAGTTGTTGAAAGACATAATGGCTTTTAAAGAAGCCGGAACACCGATTTGGTCCAAAATTGTAGCAGAAGCCTCGGTTGTTTATCAATATTTACAAAATAAAGGCGTGAAATACTTTCATAAGGTTGAGCATCCGGTATTTAGGCTAGATACATATACTGGCAGAACAAGGTCGTTGGGATTCTCCATTCACAATAAGACTGCTAAATACCCAATAAAACACATTGATTACACACATAACACATTTGTGCATTTCGATTTGGTTAGTGCCGATATAAGATGTGGTGGAATATTATCTGGTGACGAAGAGTTAATGAAAGTGTATGAAAATTCAGATCCGTATACTTTCATCGCTGATTTAGCCCAAATCGATAGAGAAGTTGTTAAATCGGAGTTTTTACCAGCGTTGTATAGACTGGACTTTGAGGACCCAACATTAGCCTTTTTTCCGGGATTTTCTAAGTGGATTAAAGATTTGTCTGATTCTGCCGCTAGTGATGGTGTTGACACTTTGCTTGGTAGGAAGTTTTTCATAGATAGCAAACACGATATTAAATCTGTTGTGAATAGTGCTCTGCAGGGATCTGTTGCTCAAGTTATGCAGTGTATAATGATAAAAATATTTAAAATAGATAGAAATATATTGATGACAGATATATATGATTCCGTAGTTTGCGCTAGTCCGAGAAGTGCTGCGTCTGATATTGTGAGAGAAGTTGGGAAAATAGTATACAATCCAATGGAATGTATTTTAGACAGTAACCCAACTTTTCCTTATAAAGTTAGTGTTGGGTTGGAGTGGTGTCGATGGGAACATTTGAAAACGGTTCATTAGAAAATGGTTGGTATAAAAGTAATATACCAACTGAAGTAGTAAATTATTTATGCAAAGTCAGCATAAAAATAAATGACGACAAAGTAGTAAATAGAGATTTCCTTGCTGATTTGGACATTGATTATGAGCTAATAGAACAGGCATTATTGGAAATGCCGAGTGTGTTTTCGTTTTGGATGATGTTGTTATCTGAGTCGGAAGCAAATATTAATTTGTTAGATAGAAAAATAAAGTTTAATAGAGCTAGAATACACATTGCAATTCTTGACGCACACGATAAAAAGCAGGAAGAACTGCGCAAGCAGGGATTGACAATCGAAAGAATGACACAGGGAACAATCAAAGAAATCATCGAAACGGATGAAGACTTAAACAGACTTGAAGTTAGACTGATCTTGGCGAGAAAGGCGCACGTTAAGGTTAGGGCGGTGGTTGATGCGCTTAGAATGAAGTCGGATAATTTAAGGAGCTTAGCGGGGTTTAAAAGACAAGAAAAACAATCGCATTAAAAGCAGTCAAAGTAACGCAAAAACTAACATTTGGCAATGCCAACACTCAAGCAAGGAATACTGCAATGACTGATATTGATGAAGCAAGGAAGAAAGCTATCGAAAAAATGCGCAAGCGCCAAGAAAAGAAGTATGGCGGTTCGCAAAGTGACCCCACTGAGTTTAGAGTACCACGATTAGATAAAAATGAAAGTAATACATACTACTTTCATATTCTTCCGCCTAAGACTGAAGACGATCTTTGGTTTGTCCGTCACGGAAGTCACTTTCTAGAAAAGAGAGTTCATCACTGCCCACGAGCGGCCAATCTTGGCGATTGCCCATTGTGTGCACTTGGATTCAACTTGCTTGAAGAGACTGATGACAAGAAGGAGAGATCGGACATCTCAAAGAAGTATCTCAGCAGATTTAGGTATGCTATGAATGTTAAGTTCACCGACGATAAAGTTAATGGTGAATGGGCTGGTAAAATTGCTTGGTTGAGTGTTTCGCCAACGGTTTACGACATCATTGACGCTGCTCAATACAGAGACAATGAAGGCGACGATCCGAACGAGCCGCAGGCTCATGGTGATTTTTGGAATCCAGAACTCAGCTACATTTTCCAGCTTAAGGTTACTGAGAAGGGTGGTTGGAACAACTACGACCAATCAAAATTCTTGGCTAGCAAGGGTAGAGTCGATATTCTAAAGGGAGATAAAATCTCTCTTGAAGAACTGGAAGCCAAGATGTTTAGTCTTCCGGAAAAGGCCAAACTTGAGAGTGTAGATAAGGACACTCTTGAGGACATAGCGCTGTCCATGAAACACGGTCCGGGTTATGTTAAGACGGAAAGTGAATCAAGCGAGAAGGAAGAAAAGAAGGAAGAGCCTAAGGAAGAACCTAAGGAAGAGCCTAAGGCTGAAAAAGAAGAAAAGAAGGAAGAAAAGAAGGCAGAGAAGGCAGAGAAGGAAGAAAAGAAGGAAGAGCCAAAAGAAGAGAAAGAAGAATCTTCTGATTCTGGCGATACCGAAAGTGTTGATGATATCATCGCTAAGATTAAATCTAAGCAGTAATAAAATCAACAGTGGCGGGCAAATGCCCGCCACTGTTGTATACATCAATGGTGAAAAATGAAATTAGTTGTGGATGGAAGAAATTCACTATATAGGGCTGTATTCGCTAGTTTGGGTAAAGCTGCCCATAAAAACTATGAATTCATGTTTGTAAAATTCATGGTTTCGTATATAAGAAAATTTAAACCAACCAGCATAAATGTCATGTGGGATTCTAGAGGCGGTACTTGGAGGAAAGAGGTTTATCCGCCATATAAAGATCGTGGGTCGCACAAAAAGACTATCGCAGAAAAATACGGCATCGATGTTGATGAAGTTGTATGTTCTGTTGAATCTAAAGTTCGCGGGCTATTCGATCTATTGGGATTTACACAATACGAAAAAATCATGCAGGAAGCTGATGATTTAATATATAGCTACTGCGAACTATATAAAGATGAAGATGTCGTTGTTGTATCTAGCGATGGCGATATGCTGCAAATACCATATTTCTTTAGTAATATACGTGTTTTTAATCCGATAAAGGACGCCATTATAACTCGCGATGATGTAAAAGAGTATGATCCTGTCGTTATAAAGTGCTTGCAGGGCGATAAATCAGATAACATTCCGGGGCTCCGTGGTATTGGTCCCGTTAAAGCTAAGAAAATGGCTGATGATTTAAATATCCTTAAAGAATATTTAATGGAAGGCGACGGATCTAGGTTTGAGTGGTTTAAGAAATTTAGGTTGATTATAGATCTAGCAGAGTGCCCATTTTTAAAAGAAAATACGAATTATATAAAAGAACATTCGACTGTCGTAAATAATTTTAGCCTACAGGAGGCTTATTCGTATTCAACAAAGAATGGTCTGCAGAGGGTGACACAGGAATTAACTCCTCTGAGAGACTTGCTTAACAAATGTAAAGCATAGTTCATGGTGTATTGCGGAATAGATTTATCACTCACCGCTACTGGTGTTGCTATCCTAAAAGATGCTGATGGCAGCGATTTTAAAGTAATAAGTAAGTTAATACAAACTAAGCCAAGTGACCATTCCAACAAATGGGTTAGAATTAAATTCATTGTTGATCAAATTAAAGATTTTATTAATACACACGATGCGAAATATGTTATCTTAGAGGACTATATTATAAGTCAAATTAACATCACTACAACGACTAAATTGGTTGAAGTTGGTGCTTGCGTACGAATGATGTTAAACGATATGAATATGCCGTTTATGACAGTAGTTGGTTCACAATTGAAGAAATATATTACTGGTACTGGGTCTTCGAAGAAAAGTAGCATTTTGAAAGATTTATATAAATTGTATAATGTTGATGTTGATGATGACAACGAGGGTGATGCAATCGTTTTGGCCATGATGTGTCGTGATGTTGCCGAGAAGCTTACGCCCGATAAAAAATACCAAGAAGCTGTCATTAAGAAAATTATAAAAACAAGAGAACACTATAACTGGACGATGTGATGGGCTGCGGGTGTGGTAGAAATAAGAAGAATAAAGTAACTGCCCAGAAAAAGACTATAGTAAGGTCTATTAATGCTGGTAAAAAATGTCCAAAATGTGGGCAAAAAATGATTAAAATTCATCAATTTAATAAATCAACTGGTTCTACTTCATCGTCATTTAAATGCACAGGATGTAAGAATGTCGTATAGCTATTTGGTTCTATTGGTTTTTGTTCCTATCGTTGTCGAAGCTATTACTGAAATATTGGTTTCTTCCAGTCTATTCAGCTGGTGGAGAAATGCTGTAGCTAGGGTTCCATTTTTTGGAACGTTGTTCACGTGTGGATATTGCTTATCGGTTTGGGTATCGGCTGGTTTTGGATGGATATTCGATTTCAATTTTGTACACCCGGTTTTTGATTATTTTATAGTTGTGTTTTTAATACATAGATTAGCCAACATTTACCACGAATTATTCCAACGGTGGTTTGATAAACATCCATTTGTTTTGATGTTATCTATACAGAAATCAGATGAGCAAGATGAAGGAGAAGATGATGAGTCAGGAACAGGAACAGAAAATAGAACCGGTAAAAGTGTTATTAATGGGTGATATCGACGCAGTTATTGAGAATTTTAAACCTAATTCCGATGCTCACGTTCGAAAGTTGTTGATGGATGGATTGAGTGATATAAAGAAGCGCTCGATCATTGTCGATAGTTATAATAGCACAGTGAATGATGAAGATTTTGGCGGGTATCCACCGGTTAATCCAGATAATATTATGAGTGGGTTTCACTGGGTTGATAAGTTGGTAAAAGAAAGAATGGATGCTAAGATAATCAATTTAGATATTGTATGGGATTTGAAAGACGGGAAACATGTATTTAACCCTTATACTGGGGATGTGAGGTATAATGTTAACGACAGTGGATCTGATGGTATCAAAACCGCTTCCGATGTGGAGGCCGAAACATCGTGATGTCATTCATTGGAATGGATGGCTTAAAAAGTGGGTTGGCATCATAAGCGGTATTAATAATAAAGATAGTACGATATCAGTTGTGACGGCTGGCTTACCAGTGTTGCTAGCCGATTATTCGCAGCAAGAAGCAGAAAAAAACACCAAAAACCTTAAAATTAAAGACATAATAAATTCCGGTGGCGGTGTGTATTCAGTCCATAGAATAGAGGATGGTGTCGATGTCTGGTATGTTGCTTGATGTATTGCCGTACAATAAAATATTGAATATTCAGGATGTTCCTGAGTTAAAGGGCCAATTCGTATACGTAATGAATGATTATGAAGATGATGGCTTTAGTGTTGTGATATATAAAGACGATGGTAATATTAAATTCTCTTTTGGTGATTTTAATGGTAATAAGTTAAATCCAATCAATAATAAATGTAAGAATCTAGAGTATATTGATAAATTCCTTGCTGGTCCGTTACGTAAAATGTCGTCTCTCCTTGTTGTGACTGGCGTTAAGAGTATGCAGGCGTATGTGTCGATTTCTAACGAAGAGATGATATTGATTGATATAAGAACTCATTATGACAAATATGTTGGCCCCGGAATGCTGCGTGATGTTTTTGGTAAATGTGATATTAAAATCCCGTCGTATGTAGAAACTGGGTGCTATCTGACTGATGATAAAATTAAAGAATTAAAAAAGTCACCAAAGAAACATATAGTCAAGCCGTCGTCGTTTAAAATGATTGCAAGAGATGATGACGTTCAACCAATGTATGCGAGAATATAATGTTTATAATTTTATCTGGTTTCCCATGTTCTGGTAAATCTGTCGTTGCTGACACAATCGCATCAGAATGTGGTGGCATTGTTTTTAGGCAGGACGATCTATATCCACCGAATATTCATGATTTGGATATTAAAGAACAGAATAAAATAAGAATATCGTCGTGGGAGGCCACGCTTGACACATGTTTAGAATTCATTTCTGATATTGAATATAAAGATTCCACGATAGTACTAGATTCGTGCGCGTCTGTTTATGGTCCGTATGGCCCGCTTATTGATGCTGCTAAGAATAATGGACATTCTACGCATTTTTTATATGTTGACATAAATTTGGAAAAGTGTGAAGAAATTAGTAAATTGAAATATGGTAAATGGATTGATGATGACATTGTAAGTAAATATAATATACAATTTGCCGAATCAAGACCAAGATTCGAAGTCAATTGCGATGCGGCTACTACAATAAGTAATGTTGAAGACAAAGAATTTTTGGTAAAATCGTCACTGGAATATTTGCGACGGATTGATGGCCAAAGTAGAATTATACAATCCTAATCTATACACTGTTACCGTCATAGGACCGGGTGGTAAACAGATTAGTGTTAGAAGTAAAAGAAAAGTGATTGTCGAAGAACACGTCGCTCGTGGCATAAATCCAAAAAAATTGAAAATACTCAGAATTATACCTAATTCTGATTCTAATAGAGAAACAGAAAATCGTGATAATCCGAAACCGGGTACGGTTCAATCTATTCGTAAACTAAATAGACCTACAGTTAGGCAAAATGTTAGTAAAAATTATGTGAAACAAGTTAGACAAGTTAAGCAAATTAGAGATATTCCTCAATCCCGTAAGCAAATTGTCGGCAAAGCCGTGGCTAAGGGGTCGGCTGCTACCGAAAATTTTAAAAAGACTATTAGAGAAGAATTTGTCCCGGTTTCAAATAATATAGCAATTGGTATTCTTAGTTATAATAGAGTTGCATCGTTGCAAAGAACTTTGGAATCTATTAAAAAGTATACTGACACATCAAGGGTTACTGTATTTGTAAGCGATGATGGTTCCAATCCAAAAGTTAAAGAGTGGTTAAAGCAATTGGATTGGATTGTTTTATTGGATAATAAAAATAATCTTGGAATAGCGTGTAATTCGAATAGACTACTTAAATGTATGGATAGATTTAAGTGGTGCTTTTTATTAAATGATGATGTTGAAATAATGGGTGCCGGTTGGGAGCATCTCTATGTGAATGCTCATAAAGCAACCGGCGTGCATCACTTTTGTTATAGACAAAGCGGATTGTTTGGAGCTACTAGAACTGAAGGTAATACAAGAAGTATAAATGGATACACCATCCAAACGATTGAAAATAAGCCGCATGGCGCTATGATGTTTTATACTAACGATGCTTATAAAAAGGTAGGGTTTTTTGAAGAGTCGTGGGGCAGATATGGGATGGAGCATGTTGATTGGTCAAATCGTGTAGGCTTATCTGGTTTGCAATCACCGGGATTTTTCGATGTTGTTGGCTCCGAGAAATTTATAAAAATTCATAATGAAAAATCCGCTTCTGAGACTAAGCATAATCTGAACGTTGTGAGAGATAAATACAAAAAAGTTAAAAACGATAAGTCTAGAATACATATTAAGACAACGACGGTAGTAGTTCCGTCGATTACATATGTGATACCAGTTAGAGATATTGGTAGAACGGATTCTATCAAGACTGTTATTAAAAACATTAAAGGCCAAAGATTCCCGCACATTGAAATTATCTTGTCTGAAGAAGATACATCTGAAAAAATCAAAATTGATGACATGCTCCCAATGAAGCATTTGTTCATAAGAGGTACAGGACATTTCAATAAGTCGAAGGCATTTAATCGTGGTGTTGAACTTGCTTCTAATGAAAAAATCATATTGCACGATGGCGATATATTAGCTGGGTTTGGATATACTAGTTACGTAAACAAACTTTTAGACAACCATGAAGCTGCCCATATCGGCTTGAATGTTTTATATTTCACAAATCAATACACAGATCAAGTTAATAAATCTGGATTGGTGTCCGTTGATGGTAAATGCGAAAATCAAGTTGGATATTTTGAGGGTGGCTCATTAGGATGTACTAAAAAAGCCTATTTTATGGTCGGTGGATTTAATGAAGACTATGAAGGATATGGATGTGAGGATTGTGATTTCTTTCATAGAATAAAATTTGGGACCAATTTTTATAATATTAGAACAGAAAGCTTCTGCCATTTATGGCACGGTAGGACTAATGGGTGGAAGGTCAGGCATAACGTCAATAAAGAAATAGAACGAAGAGCAAATAGACGTAATAAACCAGATTATATAAATATTTTAGCGAATAGATTAAAAAATGGCAGATATGCCAATGTATATAAACATTATCGATTATAGGGATGCTAAATGCAAAAGCTTAGAATACGCGTAGCTAATTCTAAATCTGGCGCGTTTTTTGAAATAGCAAATGGTTGGGTTAATGCTTTTAAAAAAGCTGGCCACGACGCTAATTTAAAAACCAATAATGATGCTTGGGACAATCCAGACTTATGTATTGGATGTTCTGGGTGGAAACAATCTATCCCACCAAAGAGCAAGCGCGGCAACACCAAAGTGGCCATTCATGTTAATCCTTGGTGTGATGATAGAATACAAGTAGGTAGTGGCCCGTTAATCAATGAATCTAAGGAAGCAATTGATTGGGTAAAAGCACAGCAACCAGATGTTGTATTTGGGTATGGGTTACAACAAGATATGGGAGTGTATTGGCGTGGATGGAATCTGCACGGTTTCAAAACCGTAGGAATGCCAAATGCTGCTGATTTGACTAGATATAGCCCAACAGGTCACGATAAGAATCACGTGTGCGATGTGGCTTGGGTTGGTGGGTATTGGGACTATAAAGCAGTTAATTTAGATAAATATTTAATTCCTGTTGTAAAACAATACCATACCAAGTGGTATGGTTGGTCTGGCCCACCACTCCCGTGTTATAAGGGAAAATGTGATGATGCTATAATGCCATTACTATTTAGCAATGCTAGAATTTGCCCAACTGTAGTTGAACCGCACACCACTCAATATGGTATTGATATGCCTGAGAGAATATTTAAGGTCGCCGCCTGTGGTGGGTTGGTGATATCAGATCCTGTTGCCGGTTTGAATAGGTATTTCAAGAATGTTTTGGTGGCTAATAATCCAAGTGAATATGTGAAACTTTGTGATAAATGGATAAAAGCGTCTGATGAGGAACGTCGTGAGCAGGCCGCAAAATTAAGGCAAGAAGTGATAAATGGACATACGTATTATCACCGTGTTCGCGATCTTCTTCGTAGTATGGGTTTCCAAGCGCAAGCGATGGAATTTGACAGTATTATCGCTTCTTTAACTTAGATATCGCTTCTTTCTGACGTTGATTGACTTTCTTAAACATTGAGCCTTCTGATAATTCTTTAATTTCTGTTTTCTTTTCTTCTTCAGACTCTGTTTTTTGCTTCCTGTTTGACTTACGACTTCTCAATATTCGGGTAGTATCTGCATCACATGAGATATCATCACAGCCCTCGATTAATTCAGCTAATTCTGGGTCTATGAGATTAGCAAAAACTTCATCAGCTATTTCTTTTCTGTGCTGCTTTTTATTGTTCATCATTACCTCTTAACATATTGTAAATATTATCTAACTTTTCTGCCAATACAGTTAGGTCGTCTTTAATTCTTTGGTTGTCTATCTTTTCAATGCCACTTTTAATTTTGCTTAGGGCTACTGGAACTGATTCAGTGTTTCTATCAAGAAGTTTGTGTTGTTCATCTAATAACTTTATAGCAACTACCATATCTCGCAGAAGAGTCGCATTTTCTTTTTCGAGATCGAAGGAAGTTTCCACAATGTCTTGCAGATCTTTTATAACGTTCGTGTAACGTGTGATCACATCCTTAAGGTCTGTGATGTATTTATTTAGTATAAGGGTTTTCTCTGCGTTTAAGTCCTGAATTTCTTTTTTCAGCGACTTATTGCTAGAATGTTGTATTTTAATTACTGCAACCAATGCGGCCAAAATAGGCACAATGATTGGCAGTAATATTTTAAGTAAATTTCCTAAAGAATCTAAAAATTCGTCCATTCTGTATATTTGAGACAACTGGAATACTTATGTTGTTTGTGTCTCTGTAGTACAATGGTGCTGTATTACATGTGAGGGATAATGTACAGCACTTGGACTAGCGACAGGGGGGTTATTGTTGGCTTTGCCAACGACACAATGGAAGATATTACCGAGGATGTTGTTTTTGCGACTTCTAAACCACTGTTTAACAAATCGCA